TGGGGGGTGTGGGGGCAGGATTATTGTTAGCCACGCTACCAAGTTGAGCACCAGTAGGATCCTGAGGATCATCCCTCCATCCCTCAGTCCCTGCGTCGCCTGGTTCTGCTTCCCAGAATTCCTTGTTGCGACGAGGTTTTGGTTTAAGTTGTGTTTGTGGTTTTTGCGGATCTGGTGTTGCATCGGCAATTGCACTTGAAAATGTTGGCATGATTCTAAATTGACTTTGTATTTTCTGGATGAAAGTTCAGCACTTTATTTAGATGTAAAAACTCCCACGAATAGCATACGGTCTCTAGGTTTTTATCCTCAAAGTCTAGATCAGATAATTTTAGATCTAAAAATCCAGCGAGTGTAACTCTCTGAGTATTAGTAAACCATTCAAGTTCTATGTATGGGTTGTGAAAGAAGTGTGCTGGATAAGCTGCATAACTATTATAACACATAGTATGAATAGATTCAAGTTTCCACGGACCGTAATCTTTTATTTGAAACCATGAACTATCTGGAGTACACTGTTCTCTTATCTCTTGTATAAATGTTTGTTCTGTAGATTGATCATTCCAACTAAAATCTAATCTGGTTTTCTTACCATTAAAAGACCAGAATCCAGTTTTTACATTGGGAGACTTAGTTAAATTAATATTGTATGCAATCATACAGGTGTCATCATAATCGTCTGACATGGTATCTGTATGTGGAAATGCAGATTCCGCATGTACAAGTTTCATATCTGATGAGAAACAATTGCCATTAGTGGATCTAATATTAATTGATTTTAATCCCAACAAAGATGCGATTGGTTTAGCAAGAGGTAGTCCAAAGAAGTCACCTATCTCTGGATGAACATAGTATGACATGCCTGGTCTAATAATATTTTCCATATCATTACACCCATTAGTCCACCAGTGACCCTCATCTAAAAATTGACGAACTAAATCAGGATATTTAAAGTAGTCTTGAGCAACAAGAACAGGTATATCTCCATTCAAATACTGATACTCAAACTTTAAATTGTTTAGTTCAGATATTTTTTGCCATCTTTCGTTGGTAGATTGTATCATGCGAAATTAATCTTTGCAAATTTGTTTTTCATATCTTGGAATTTTTGTTTAGGATCACTATCCTCAAACTGTCCACTATCAATCAATTCACCACCATCATCCTGATTACAATCGTACAATCTCATCTTTGCTCTGTCAATACCTACAACAAATCTCTTATTAATGGTGGGATCATTGTATCTATTCTTCAATTGCTTGACCATAATTTGATTCATACCTTCCAATTCTTCTGTACTAATAAGTGCAAACATCAAATCAGCAGTAGCAGGTAGACCAAAAGACTCACTAGTATCGGTAATGTCTACATCACTATTACCATAACCACTACGAGTAGTCTGTGTAGCAGACACTATAGGTAAATCAAATTCTACTGCTAGTCCACGAAGTTCTTCTGCAATACTCTTAACTAAAGTGTAAGAGTTAGCATTAGATCCTGCACGAATACGAGATGATGCACATATATTAAGATAATCTACGAATATAATGTCTGGTTTAAATGATTTTTTCAATGTTAATTCGTTAAGCAACGCTCTAAAGTGACCAGAATGTGCAGATGCAGTAGGATATTCTTTAATAATTAAAGTGCCCTGTGTTTTCTTTGCCAAATTGGTTACCTTATTTTCAAATAAAACACGAGGTAACTCAGAAATATCTTTGATATTTACATCTAATAAGTTAGCATCAATTCTCTCAGCAATTCTTTCCTCTGCCATCTCTAGAGTGATATATAAAACATTTTTACCTTGCAACAAAGTTGCTGCTGCCATATGACACATGAATAAAGATTTACCAACACCAGTTCCAGCAAGAGCAACATTAAGAGTCTTGCTAGGTATGCCACCTTTGGTAATACGATTAAAGAAATCTAGATCAAATGGTATTTTTTCTTCTGTTTTATGATATGATTCCCATCTTTGTTCAAAATCTTCTAAGTAATCGTGCCCAACATGCCTATCAAAAGATACTCCTAGTGCTTCAGATAAAATATGTGGGATAGCATCTCTACCTTTCTTCTCATCTTTGCCGTCAGCAATCTGAATAGACTCCATCAATGCAAGATAGATTGCACGATTGCGACACCACTTTTCTGTAGCATCGGACAACCAATCATTATTAACTTCCTTCGGTTCTAGCGTAGGAATAATATCATTGATATCTTTAAACTGTGATTCTGTTAAGTCATCTCTATCTTGAATCTCAAGATCAAGAATATCTAATGTAATTCTCTTATTATATTCTGCAATAAAATCAATGATTACTTTGCAAATTATTTGTTCAGAACTATCATCAAAATAATCTAGATTAATAAAGGGAATAACTTTTCTAGCATACTCATCATTATGAATAAGGTTAGATAGAATAGTCCTTTCAAGTTTTTCCATAGTTGCAAACGAAAGATATGCTCAACCTCTTTTTACTATCAGTAAAAGGGGTAACTGCATGAATAATATAGGATGGAAATAGTATTAGTAAACCAGATACAGGGTATGTATAGTATGTGTCAAAGGTATAAGGACTAGGTTTTGAAGGATCCTTAATTAGGTTACTCTTTAATCCGTATGATGGATCATAGAATACCAAACTTCCACCTTCTTTACCATCCCATGTGCCTGGTTTAAGACATGCCCGACTATCATAGTTGAAATAACTATGACCATTGTCTTCAATTTTTTCTACTGGATAGTATACACCAGTTAAAGCACCATTGCCATGAGCATGTGCTAAGTTTGAATTACCAGACTCATTTACATTTGCCCATAGTCTTCTACAAATAAGACCATCAGCAAACCCATGTAGTCGGCAATATATATTTGCTTGTTCTTCAATTATACCACGAAGATCTTCAAAACTAGAATAAAATGATTCTAGTTTTGCTTTACTATGCCATCCTCCCATGTTACTACGAGTTTGACCAACAGGATCACGAAGATTTTCTTCAAGAATATCCTTGGTTAATTGCGTATTTAAGTTGTGTTTAGTATCTCCTACATTATATAAGGAGATAGGTATAGGAAATAGAGGAAGACTACGCTGATCCATATCTGAATTCTTTCTGTGCAGTCTCGTCTAAAGCTTGCAACACTTCAGTAGTAAAATACTTCTCAGGGTTCTTATAAATTTCTTTTGCGTATACCTTTTTGCCACCAATCTCGTAGCGACCAGCAACATTTTTCCAAAGACCACCGATCTCTCCTAGATCAAGAAGACCATAATACTTATCAAGTCCTCTCTCATCATAATAGAGTCTGATAGTAGCATCTTTATTCTCCTTACTTAGACGCGACTTAGTAGTCTTTGCCGTGATAAGGTTTCCAACGACATCGGTGCCGTCTTTCTCTTTCTTTTTCGAGAGGTATATGATCGAGGATGCAGCATACTTGAGTCCGCTGCCACCTCCCATATCTTTTGTAGGGACATAACTGCCGATGACATTATAGACATGATTGGTTACTATCATAGGGATGTTAGCCTGTCCAAGCTTTAATGTCAACATCCTAAACGCACCTTTGACCAATTGTGATTTTGTCATATCACGGACTTGTTTGTCATTCAGTGCGTCAGTAATCTCCTTTTCAGTGGACAGCATTCCAAGAGAGTCTAGCACAAACATACAAGGTTTGCGATCTTCTGTCTTGGCCTTAAGATATATATCTACTGCTTTAAGTGCAGTCGTTCTAAACTGCTCAATTGTTACAACATTAATTACAACAACTCGTTCAGTATCAATGTCTCTGTCATCTAAGAGAGACTTAGTAATTGCACTTTCCGTATCAAAATAGAGACAGTAAGCATCGGGATCAGAATCAAGAAAACTCTTAACCACGGCGAGAGAGAAGAAAGTTTTTCCAGTGCTAGTTTCGCCAGCAATAGCAGTAATCTTGTTCCCAGATACACCACCAAATATACTACCTGATACAAGTCCGTTAAAAAGGTACGAACCTGTGTCCACATATGTTTCAGAGTCGTCAATATCTGATGCGAGTTTGGTGTATTCACCACCAACCTCCTTGACAATTTCTTTTAATAAATCCATAATTAATCATGTCTTGTTTTACGGGAGTGCCCATGAGCAATACCCAATTCATGCATTTTAGCATGCTCTGCAATCTCGTCTTTGAGATCTTTGCCACCTGCACCAAAGGTCATGTAGAGACCATATACTATAAGTGCTAACACAAACAAACCCATAAAAACTGCAAAAGCAGCACCACCTTGCAAATGAGCATGTGGAATTACATATGCCTTACAGGTTTCTGGATCAAATTTCTGCCATGTGCCAGGCAAATGATAGACTGGTGGGCAGGATGCTAGTAAAAAATTAACCATAATCAATTATCGTTGCCTCCATTCTACCACATCTTTGGTGTATTGCAAGTTCATGTTATTCTAGTTCTGGTTTAATATTTATCTGTACTGTTTTAGATTCCTCTTCCTCCTCCTGTGTTTGATATGCCCACTCATCTGTATGTCCTACAGACCACCACTTAGGTAGTGTCTCTACAGCATAGTTCTGTGTACAAACTTTAAAGTCAGGAGTTTTTAGATTGTCATTATCCACTAAACTATTGTCAAAGAACTGACATCTATTGTTTGGTTGTGCAGCAAACTGTCCATTGTCTAATGCGATAATATTAAATGTCTTATGCTCTGGATCATGCTCTGAGAAATTTACATCTAGCACAGAGAAGTCAGGATGTGCAGTGTCAATAGTAAACTCATACTCGCCAGGATGCATTTTTTTATCCTTGCCAAAGAAAGAACATCTGCCCAATATAGGTTTCTCTACAACTGTAATATTATAATCAAAACAATCCCATAGTTCCAATACATCTAATGGCAATTGATTATCCCAATCGATATCAGGTTTCCATACAAATGCACTGAGAGGTAGTTTGTCAAACAATGCACCATAATCAGTTAGCAATGTTTCAAAATACAATGCCTTTGCTTGTATACTCCTTACAGAAATCCATATGCCAGGTGTAAGTTCTCCATGACCTTTTTCTAGATCATAAAGATATTCTTTCTTAACCCATACTTTTCTGGGAGGTAAAGGGTGAACTAAGTATGCCATAGATTATTGAAAAAATGATTCGAGTGTTGCAACTTTTTCTGCTTTCCACCCAATACTATCTAGGATGGTGCGAAGAGGTTCTAAAAATGCTTTATCAAACTGTAGATCATAGTCAACGAACTTATTAATATTAAGTTCTTTGGGGAAATCTTGAATGAATGAGATAACATTCTCATGAAGATTGTTTGGTTTCTTCAAGTAGCAAAACTTGATCTTCTCTCCATTACCAATCAAAGAATATTTGTTGTCTAGTTTATTTTCTTTGATGTGATGATTGAATAGTAGAGCACCGCGAACATGAATAGGAGTTCCTTTAGTATAGATGTTTGAATATGATTTGTATTTTTGAACATCACTTACTGATCGTGGGAAAGATATTTCTTCTGGAGGAAGTTGTTTAAATTTCTTACGACTAGAATCGATAAAATCAATAACCTCATCTTCTGTGCCATTCATCATAAGTTTCAAGGCATCCTTGATCATAGTGCGACAAGGTGCAGGAGTTGATGACTTGACTGCTTCAATACCCATCATCTTAAGTTTAGGTTCTTCATAGCGAACACCTTCACTATCCCACACATTCAGGATGTATCTTTTCTTTGCTGTCCAGATACCACGATCAGCAATGTTCTCTCGTTTCATGAACATCTTCTGATCATATGCAGACACATAGTCTGCTAGTTCTTTGTAGCATTTGTTGATGAACGGTTCCAGTTTCTCATCACAGATTTTATCAAGAAACGAGACAATTTTTTCATTAGATTTTTCTTT